TGGAACAATCACGGTCTTTTTGGCAGCATAATGCTCTCTAAACACTGTGATTGTTCCATCCGGAGCTATTGCTAGCCATAGCCAAACGGTGGGGTTGGTCCAGCCAGAGTCCATTGTTCGCACGATCCTGTAGCCCTGCTTAGGCATAAAGACGCCTTTGGGAATGCAGTGAGTTACTGGGGAGAAGTCTGGAAATACGGCACCACCAAGATGTACATATTGACCCTTGGACCTAACTTCCCTCTCTTCTGGGGATAGCATGTCAAGGAACTTCTCAATAGCGTCTTTAGATAGTGAGGGGTTGTCGTAGATCTCAGCCTCAGTAATACCAATGTTTTTTTTGCCTTCTTTTGCTGGTGTGTAGATCTCGTCAAAGATCCATTCCATACCTTCAACTGGAGTCTGAGACATCCACCAAACACCCGCCGTGTCAACCAATCGGGCAAGACATTCCTTAAAGATTGACTGTGGGCACTCCTCGTCAAAGTGAATAAAGTGCCTAGATGATCCGGCAAACTTATCTAGATCCTGATCCTGGGACATGAACTCTACAAAGGACCCGTTGTTCAGGGTTAGCACGTGGCGTTCTTTTGAGTAGCTTTGCTCCCAGGATCCGTTGATTAAGAAGGTTTTTGGAAGCCATTGCTTGTAAAGCGGAAGGATAATCTTATCCACACCGTTTAGAAAGTCAACCGCTACTACTCGTCCTCGTATTGGTCCGTCTGGTACGTCTCTAAAAGGATGTGATCCGGTGAGCCACCAGATTGCCTCAATAGTCGAGCCAAGTGACTTACCAGATCGGTTTCCTCCAATGTAAAGACGATCCGCGTGTACGTCACAGTGAAATTGCTTCTGCTTATCACTTGGGATATAGTCATAGAGATTAGGCTGTCGGCTTGCCTCACTGAGCCCCTCCCCGAGTTGGAGAAGAACGGAAGCCACGTCATATGTCTCTTTAGCCATGAATTAATGATACGAGCTCTCGCAGTGTCAGGCGAACTAAAATGTCGCTATTGGTCTCTAGGTAAGTCCTTAAATATATCAGATCGCTGAGCTTAGCATAAGCCCACCATTCACCGGCTCGGGGGTACCCAACACCAGAGCGCTGAGTAACAAGAAAACCAAACTTGCCATCAGCATTAATTTTTTCAGTTTCGGCCTCTTCATACCATTTCCTTATTTGTTCGTGGCTGGCATCTTTAGCGGACTTCCCGCCTTTGATTTCAAATACAACAAGACCATAGCTTTCACGTAGCCAAACATCTCCTTCATCGGCTGATCCTTTCAATACGTTACGGTGAGCTGTCATTGGATCATAGCCAACTGACAAAAGGTAGTTTCTAACAGCAGTCTCGGCACGTGTGCCAATGTCTTTGGATTTACTCAAGAGTGTCTCCCTCTCTGGTATTCTATTAGTTATGGGCTTTTCAGACAATATACAACCAACATATCAGGAAATTAAGGAACTTCACCTTAATTCTGATGTTGACGAAAATCCGCTTGCTATCCATCATACACTAGGCGCCCGTCCAAATCAGGCTAGTCCTGGAGATCACACGCATGATGGTAAAACGTCTAAAAAAATACAAGCTACCGACATTCTTGGCTTAGCAGAGATGACTGGACCAGCTGGGCCGACTGGGCCAACTGGTCCAACTGGCCCTACTGGACCGACTGGACCAGCTGGGCCCACAGGAGCTACTGGGGCTGACTCAACTGTACCTGGCCCAGCTGGACCGACTGGACCAACTGGCCCTACTGGTCCCATCGGGCCTACAGGTCTAACTGGACCTACTGGTCCAAAGGGTGATACTGGAGACACTGGCCCTCAAGGCATCCAAGGTATCCAAGGTATTCAGGGTATTCAGGGTGAGATAGGAACTGGTGGTGCACTAGGTCACTACGGGTCTTTCTACGACATGACTGACCAACCGCTTGCTTCAGTTTCAGCAGCTCAGGTTATTGCAATTGGCACAACCGCAGAAGCTAACGGTGTAAGCATCGTCAGCGGGAACAGAGTAACCTTTTCAAATGCTGGAACTTACAGCATGACGTTTTCGATTCAGGTTACTAACTATGCTAACTCTGTACAAAAGGCAATTTTTTGGGTAAAGAAAAATGGAGTTGACTACCCAGACTCAGCTACCGAGATTGATCTGCAGCCACGTAAATCTGCAGGTATCCCTAATCGCCAAGTTATAACAATTAACTACGTAGCAACAGCCGCGGCGGCTGATTACGTTCAAGTTTTCTGGGCTGGAGATAGCCTAGATCTGCAGGTTGAGGCTTTGCCTGCTGGAACCTCTCCAACCTACCCAGCCGTACCTTCCATTATTTTGACAGCCGTGCAGGTTATGTACACTCAGGCTGGCCCTACTGGTCCCGCTGGTCCTACTGGTCCTGCAGGTCCAACTGGTGATAACGGTGAGGCAGGCATTGTATTCCAGACTGGTCCCCCGACAAGCACCGAGGTTTTATGGGTAGACACAGATGAAACTGCAATTGAAATTCCATCTGGCGGAACAGCTGGTCAAGTCCTAGCAAAGGTAGACGCTACCGACTTTAATACGGAGTGGGTAGATGTTGATATTGATGCACTTGATGATCTAGTGGTGGCAAGCACTTTCCCCATCAAGCTAAACCTGCAAACCATCTCAGCTAACTACGCTATCCCAGCAGGCTATAATGGACTTAGCGCTGGACCAATCACAATCGCCAGCGGTGTTATAGTCACAATCCCTACTGGGTCTTCTTGGAGCGTTGTTTAAATGAGCGAATTAAGCGTTGGGCAACTAAAAGGTTTGCTTGCTAACAACAACGTTATCACCGTGCCTTCTGGGCATACTATTTATGCGCCTGGTTCTGTGGTCCAAGTGCAAACTGTCAGAAGTGATTCTAGAACAACCATCTCTTCACTTAACTCAGGTAACGGAACAACTATCACTCAATTAAATTTAAGCATCTCTCCGAAATTTGCAAATAGCAGGCTTCTAATTCAATGGATGGTAAACTGCGAAGTTAATAATAATAATGTTTTTCTCATTCATAAAAACGGCTCTTTAATTACTACAGCAGGGGAGACTGGTTATAATTCTGAAAGCGGAATTGCTAGATGGTCTGGTTTTGTTTCTGCAAATTATGACCAAGATGTAAACAGTACGCCAGATAACTATTTCATACAATATTCCTGCATAGCTGGATCTACTGCTTCACAGGTTTTTGCTCCAGCCATTAAATCAACCGACGCTACATCTTACACTTTTTTTCTAAATAGAACAGCTAACAACACTGGACAAGATGGTTATGAAACAATGGTTTCAACAGGCACAATTTGGGAGATAGCACAATGAGTCAGCTAAGAGTAGCAAACGTGGCAAATGCTGGCGGAACAAACGTATTAGTAAACGGATACCCAACGCAACCTGGGCAGATTATTGAATACTTAACTAGCCCGTGTGATGGCTCTACTGTAATTGGTCAGTCGGGGTCATACACTTGGCCTAGCGTTACGGGACTGCAGACTTTAACAAACAGTTATGCAGACATTACGGGCTCATCAATAGCATATACGCCACCAGCAGGAGCAAAAAAGGTGCATTACAAATTTAACTTTGGAATGAACTGGGTTCACGACCACGCTATAACGCATAACAGATTCTTAATCGACGGAGTTGAAGTCGTGTGGGCTAGACAAAGCCGCTCTGGTAGATACCCCGAAGATAAAACTTCTTTTGAATGGGTAATAAACATAGGTGGAACGGCAAGCACTAACAGTGGTAGGCAGGCTTCTTGGACTTCCCCTAAAACCCTAGCTGTAAGCTCAAGAACTTATGGTGTAGCCAACAACTCAAGAAACGTTCACGGAACATTTTACTGGGACGGGGCGACCTCAAGTCAATTTGTAATGCCAGTTCTTACAATAATTGCGATAGCGTAGGACACTATGACTTCGACAATGAGATTTGATAAATGGGAAAACACCCTTGGGCAAGCAGTCGGAACTGTCTTGCAGGTTGTAAGCAAAACAAGTTCTATTCCATATGCTACAACAATTACTGCTCATACTGGATGGTCAACTTTCCCTTCTAATGGTTTACAGATTTCTATTACTCCAAAATTTTCAAGTAGCAAATTGTTGCTAATGGCAAATATTACTTTAGGTGGAACCACTTCAAATAACGCAGCTTTTAGGTTTACACGAGGCGGAAGCCCCATCGGTATTGGTGATGCAAACGGATCGCGGCCTAGAGTTACTGCTCTCAGCGGATGGTCCAACCAGGCAGACGGCAACCATGTCTCAAGGACTATCTCTGCAAACTTTTTAGATAGCGCTGGGTCTACTTCACCAATTATTTATGACATTCAAGGCGTAACTGAATCAACAAGCTTGCTTTGGAATAGGGCTTCAACTTACGGTGATAGCAACCTTATTTACAACGGTACAGCAATATCGACGTTTACCGTAATGGAAATAGCCCAGTAAGGAAAATAATGAACAGAACATTCGGAATAGTAGAAGCACTTCAAGCACTGACACCTGGAGCGCAATGGACTCTAACAGGCGATGACTACTCAGGTCTTGAGTGGCTAGATGAAGAACAGACTCAGCCAACTGAAGAGCAGTGTCTAGCAGAGGCAGCAAAGCTACAAGCTGCTTACGATGCACTAGAGTATCAGCGCCTTCGTGGACCAGAGTACCCGCCAATCACTGACTACATTGACGGCGTGGTAAAGCGTGATCAGGATCAGATCGACGCTTACATTTCTGCTTGCCTTGCCGTAAAAGAAAAATACCCAAAGCCTAGCGCAGAGTAACTATGCCAAGACTAAAAGCCTATAACGCAGCTACCTCCCAATGGGAGTACATTGCTGTAGGCGGTCAGGGACCAGCTGGAGCAACTGGTCCAACTGGTCCTGCAGGTCCAACTGGTCCCGCTAGTATGCCAACTGGAGCGCTTACTCAATTTGCTGGCGCAACTGCACCTAGTGGTTTTCTACTGTGTGAAGGTCAATCAGTCAGCACAACTACTTATGCTGATTTGTTTGGTGTTATTGGATATACCTACGGTGGTTCTGGTGCAAGCTTTTTAGTACCTAACTTACAAAATAGAGTGCCAGTTGGTAAGGGTCCAGATACAGAGTTTGACACACTAGGCGAAACTGGCGGTGCTAAGACCCATACTCTTACTGAAGCACAGATGCCTTCCCACACTCACACGGGAACTACATCTTCCAACGGAAGTCACGACCACTATGTTAATAACATTAGAACTACTGGTTCTGGAACTGGTGCTTTTGCCGAATCTTGGGGTGGTGGTTCTGGAAACCGTGACGTTCGGACAGATGCTCAGGGTGCGCACACTCACACATTTACCACAGCGGCTACTGGTGGCGGACTTGCTCACAATAACTTGCAGCCATACATAGTTCTTAATTACATAATCAAAACATAGATTACCTAAGAGCTGCTCAAATGGCTCAATCTAAGCTATAATGGGGCTTAGATCAACATAATTAACGGGAGCATTTAATGCCTAGAGTAAACCAAATTCAGCTTCGCAGGGATACTGCTGCTAACTGGACTAGCGTTAACCCTACCCTTGCTGCTGGCGAAGTAGGCTTAGAAACTGACACTCGCTTGATGAAAGCCGGAACCGGATCTACTGCCTGGACTAGCCTTGCTTACCTTGCAATCCCAGACGCTAGCGTTACTACTGCTAAGTTTGCATCCGCTGCTTCAATAGGTCTAGTAAACGACAAAAGCTTTATAGTTCAGACAACGCAACCAACTACAAGGCCAGGCGGAGCAGCCTTAGTTACGGGCGATGTCTGGATCTCCTACTAAGGGGCTGTAAATGGCTTCGGGCAATTTTGTAATTTCAGCCACATTTGCTGGCTCTGTAACTCAAACAAATGGTTATTGGTCTTCTACCCCAAACTATGGAAACAACACCTCAACCATGTCTGTTTCTTTTTATGTAACTAAAGCATCGGGATTTTCAACTACTTTTGGAGCTGGAACATGGGGAATAATTGTAGATGGGGTTGACTACCAGACTTCTTATACTATCTCAGTTCCTGGAGGTTCAACAGTTCTTGTCCACAGCGTTTCTGGCATAGTAATAACTCATAACCCCAATGGAACCCGTTCAGTTGGTATTAGCGTTTATGGTAGCATCCCCGCTACTTCTTGGACTTCAACATCTGGAAGCACAACGGCGGTATTAGAAGACACGCTACCTGATCCAGTATTTACAGATTCAACAGTAGTGGCTACTGGCAATGTCGGCACTGCTTACTCGGATGCTGTAGCCGCAAGCAATGCAACAAGCTATTCTGTGTTTTCTGGAGCCCTGCCTACCAGCCTTACGCTAAACACCTCAACTGGTGCCATTACTGGAACTCCTACGGTTCCTGGAGTATTTACTTTTGTTCTTAGGGCTACTAACGCATCAGGATCAGTCAACACTGGCACTTTGACGATTACCGTACTAGGTGGCGGAAAAGTCTGGAACGGAACTGCCTTCGTAGCAGGAACTACAAAAGTTTGGAACGGAACTGCTTTCGTTTCCACAACAACAAAGGTTTGGAATGGCTCAGCTTGGGTCAGCTCCACATAACAAGATAGGAAAATAAAATGAGTTGGTATCCAAAAGTAGCAGGTATTCAAGACAACGGTTTTGGCGGATCTCGTAACGGGCAGGCGATCAACGGTGTTGTAATTCACCACGTTGCAGGAACTAACGGCCTTAACTATGTTGCTAACAAGAACCCACGCAACTCTCACCCCACCTATCACATCTCTAACTCAGGTGCAGTAACAGGAATCGTAAACCCTGAGCGCAGACCTTACTCAACAGGTGGACAGCCTGACCCTAGTGCTGTGACTTTTGAGATTGACAACTCATCTGTCGGTGGAGATTGGCCTATCTCATCTGCTGCCCTTGAAGCTTTGATAGATGTCATTATCTTTCATGCAAGCATTTCACCAAGAGCCAACCGAGGCTTTGCTAAGAACATCAAAACTCAAGTGCAGAGCGAGTTTTACATTGCTTGGCATCAGCAGTATGTAGCAACCGCTTGCCCAGGGCCATTTATCCTTTCACAGCTCGATTACATTGTTTCAGAGTGTAACCGCAGGGCATCTCAGGCAGTTGCACCTGTAGCACCGCCAATCCCAACACCACCACCTACCAGCAACAAGCCAAGGCTATTTAAGTTCTTACGGCGTGGATCAACAGGCTCAAATGTCAAATACCTTCAGAGCGTTTTAGGCATCAAGGCTGACGGCATCTTTGGCCCAATCACCGATGCCAGAGTCAGGCAGTTCCAGCGTGAGCAGGGCATTCAGGTGGATGGCGTAGTTGGCTGGGTTACTTGGGGCAGGCTTCCTTAGACACGCCGAGAGGCTAAATAAGCTTGACATGCAGCCTAAGAGACTAGGCTAAACCCTGAAGTACTACATGAAGGAGACGATCATGCTAAAAGGGCTTACCCCGCCTGAAAAGGAACACATCTGCGCATTCATTAGAACTGCCGTAGAAAAGCTAGACAAGGACGACTACAAAATCCTTGAAGACAACCTTGCTGACACCAGATGGAACCACGCTAACTTAGCCACAGCTCTAACTGAGCGTGGTTTTAAGTGTTATGCTGATCAAGTAAGGCTACACAGAACGGGCAGGTGTATTTGTGCTAAATGACTTGAGGCCACAACCTAAATGGGATCTGGTGCAACCAGCTAAACCTGTTTACATTAACAACCCTAAAGAACCCAAAAAGGTTAAGTCCAAGCAAAAGGTCTGGGTGGTTTTGCCTGACCCGCAAATTGGCTACCGTCATATTGACAACCAGTGGTTGCCGTTTCACGATGAGGGCGCTATTGATGTAGCGCTTCAAATTACTAACTGGCTTTACCATAACGATCGCGTCGATGGCGTAATTAACTTAGGTGACTTTCTGGATCTACCAAGCCAAGGTCGCTTTGAACAAGAAGCTGCATTTGCCGGCACAACTCAAGCAGCATTTGATAGAGGTCATAAGTTCTTGCAGGAGCAACGAGCTGCAGCTGGTCCTAATGCTGAGATTGTTTTGATTGAAGGTAATCACGATCGCAGACTTGAGAAATTTATTATGATCAACGCTGCTAGCGCGTGGGGGCTCAAGCGAGCTAACATGGAAGAGCTACCAGTAATGAGCATTCCTTATCTACTTAGACTTGATGAGATCGGAGTACAGTACATTGATGCCTACCCAGCGGGAGCCTATTGGCTTACTGATAGTCTCAGGGCCATCCACGGAACAAAAGCAAGGTCAAACGGATCTACAGCAGCCGCTTACACCAACGCAGACCCACACATCTCAACCATTTTTGGACACTCCCACAGACTTGAAATTCAGTCCAAGACCGTCTTTAACCGTGACGGATCTATTAAATCAGTCGCCGTCAGTCCGGGATGCTTATGTCGAGTTGATGGAGCGGTTCCTAGCGTTAATGGATCCACAGGAATTGACGGAACTTCGGCCAGGTACTACGAGAACTGGCAAAACGGAATCTTGATTGTAACGATTGAAGACGAGAAGCCATATTTCGAGCTAGTGCAGATCAATGACAGTGTGGCTTACTTCAGGGGACAGAAGTTTAAATCTACTTTGTAGCGTCCTCTACACGGCGCTTTTCAGCCTCTAGCAGCTCCTGAGTAGTAGCCTTTGTAACGTCGTTGTGCGCCTCGTACGCGCCCTCAGGCACAAAAGGTAGAGTTTGATCAGGGCGCTCGCCATAATGCGGGTCATTTACTCCGTGCCAAGTATTGTGACAGTATGAGCAGATCCGGTGAACGTTGCCCGGAGCATTGTTCATTGTGTTCTTATCTGGGCCGTGATGCCTGTCTGTAGCAGCTCTACCAATACAACCAACGATCGGCACTACGCCACCGCCAGCAAATTTAAGATTGGCCCATTCGCAGATCATTCCAACTTCAATAGGATACATTTCTGCAGCACGCTTACGTCCGGTAGAGATCGGATCCTTGTAGCTACCAATGTCTTTTGTGCCACCGTAGCCATCTTCAATGTAGCCTGTATCGGCCAAGGAAGCTGGGCCTGAAAGGGTAAGCGACCCAGCCTCCTTAACCTCTCCGGTAGGAGAGAAGACTAACCCGCCACCGCAGCAGCAAGTTCCATCGAAGTCTTCTTCCCAAGCTTTTTCACATTCGTTACAAAATCCAGATCTGCAAAGGTAGCAGAACTCATCGCCAATACTCATCACGTTCTTCTTTCTCGACGATAGATTCAGTTGACATGGCCAAGTTAACCAATTCAACGCCAGTGAACATTCTAATGCCTGCTGTGTCAGTCTCTCCTACGTTTAGGCGCGATCTGATCTCACGGGCTATGGCGTTCTGGGTAATAAACTTCTCACCATTGTCAATACACCAGTCACGATAAGCGTTGAAGACTGAGGTCTTTGTAGCGGTACCAGTTGCAGCAAGTACCAGACGCTCATCAATAAACTTAGCAATGTGGTCTTCTTCATGGCGGTAGGTTAAAGTAGCCAACCTAATTGACTCAGGCTCGTTGAAGCCCTGAGTAGTAACACGTACAGCGCCATCTATCATCCACTGCAAGATTCCAGCACCCTCTTTGTCAACCATTAGCTGAGCAAAGTTTTCGCGACGCTTCTCGCTAGGGATAGTTATGTTGAAGTCGATCTTACGTAGTCTTCTCCAGAAACCATCACCACCAGACTTTACAGCTGGTAGGTGGTTAACGGCTAGGAACAGCGTATGCGTAGGCTTGAAGTCAAAGAAGTTCTGATTCATAAACCGAGCTGACAGCGTGTCGCCACCAGTTAGCATCTTGACTCGCGACTCATTAAATTTTCCATCCGGACGGGTCTCAGAAGCCATGGCAAAGCGAACGCCACGCAACCGAGCAATCTCGGTAGGGTGTGTCGTGTTGCTGGCATCCAACAAGAAGTTCTCAGGCATGGTTGCGGCATAATCGCCTAGGATTCCTGCTACTACGTCTAGAAGGGTCGATTTACCGTTCGCTCCCGATCCGACAAGCACCGGAAGCACATGGAACCTCGAGTCTCCGAAGAGCGAGGCTCCAAGCAGTTCTTGCAGATACGCAATTCTCTCAGGGTCTTGGAGTACGTCTTTGAGAAAGGTATCCCAGAGAGGAGTGTCAACTTTATTCGGAGATACAGTCGTCTGGCGCGTAACAAGATCGACCCTACGATCTGCCTCGCGTATCTCACCCGTCTGTAAATTAACAATCCCCTTTGGTGTGCAGAGGTCATTGGGTTGAGAGTCCATCTCGAGTGCTTGGACTTGAACTTCTGGATCTGTTCCAGCGATGGTGATTGCATTTACTATCCTATCTTTGTTAACGGAAGACTGCGCCCATTTGACTTGATCATCGTTCGCAGGTGTTTGTACAATAAATTCAGCAGCATCGATAGCTGCTTGATATAGCGCTTTTTCTTTGTCCTGAACAAAACGTCCACCATCCCAGCGGAACCATCCAAGATCAGGCACAAACTTATAATGTCCTTGGTTGAAATAAACTAGGCGACGTGCATTAGCCGAGTCAGTGCGTCCATAAGTTCCGTAGCTAGCCCTGTAGACTTCGACAAGTTGATCGAAGTCAAAATCCTGATTAGCTGATGGCTCCCCAAGGACGCTGGTCGGGTCGCCTAAGAAAAAATCTGAGTGCTTGTGCCTGCGTAGTTCTTGCTCAAGCTTGTCAGAGGTAAAGGTCTCTACTTTTGCAACTGCCCACTTGTTAGCACCTTGGATCTCTCCCTGATGCATCTCGCGCTTAGGCGCAAGTGTTAAGAAGTACTTAAACCTTTCTGATACTAGGCCAAACAATTCCTCATAGGTAGCTTCAGTAATGCAACCATTCCGGTGCGAGGCGTTGATCAACACTAACTGCTGTAGTAGCCAGCCGTGTCGAGACTTAGGTGCCCCGTTAGTTGGCCTAACGCCTGCAAATAAGGATGGGGTGAATTGGCAGTCATGGGCCGCAAACTCCCATTCGCTAGCCCCTGAGATCAACTCGTACTCACCCGGCATTGAAGCTTCTCCGCTTATACCGTGAGCTACTAGCACATCATTAATCTCGTCAATTGTAATTGGACGCCAATTATCGTGCAGTACTGTGACTACTGGTACTGGGTTTTCTGCATCCTTAAAGTTGCGAGATCCTGGAACACGGAAGATCCTTGGTAGGTCAAATACGCTATCGAGCTGAATGTTTTGTGATGCAGCTAAGAACTTGCAGAACGCTCCCCAGCGATTCAATACACCGGTTGCAAGTGCGTTGTCCATGTGATCATCTTCGATTGCCCAGTAAGGCTGAATGCCGTGTCCTGAGTAAACGGTTGCTGTTGGTCCAACACCGATTACATCGGTGATCAGCTGAACAAAGTCACGTGCAGCTTTAACTGATCCAGCTCCGCCATCTTTGTAATCAATGTCAATATATACGGCAGCTAACCTCTCGATGTCTCTGGCCATTGCGCGACCGTTAACTGATGATGGGTTAATCTCGAACCATATATTGTTATCAAGCGCATCGAGCGCTGAGATAACTGAGTCGGCAAGATCAACCTTAATTGTCTTAGCCATAAACTTTTGCTTGGATGACTGGTAAGCGATAGTTACGTTGTCGTCCGAAGACCTGCCTAATCTTTCGAGAAGGTCTT